ATGATTGATTTTGGTGATTTTTATCGCGTTATCGCCAAAGGGCCGTTAAGTCCCTGGCTCAATACCCTGCCTTCTCAGCTGACTGCGTGGCAGAAAGAATCCCTGCACGGCAAGTTCAAATTGTGGTTTAACTCCGTCGATCGCCTGCCGTTGTTGCAGCCGGAGCGTCTGGATTTGCTGCACAGCGTCAGCGCGAATATGGAAGTGCCTTTGCCAGCCGGTCAGCGCGAAGGGATTGAAAATCTGCTGCGCAACATGATGCCGTGGCGCAAAGGGCCGTTTTCGCTGTACGACGTGGAAATCAATACCGAATGGCGTTCAGACTGGAAATGGGATCGAGTTCTTCCGCACATTTCCTCACTGGCGGGGCGCACCATTTTAGATGTCGGCTGCGGCAGCGGTTACCATATGTGGCGCATGATTGGCGCAGGCGCACATCTGGCGGTCGGTATCGACCCGATGCAGCTTTTCCTGTGTCAGTTCGAGGCCGTACGTAAATTACTGGGCGGCGATCAGCGTGCGCATTTACTGCCGCTGGGCATCGAGCAACTGCCTGAACTGAATGCGTTTGATACCGTTTTCTCCATGGGCGTGCTGTATCATCGTCGTTCGCCCCTGGATCATCTTCTGCAGCTGAAAAATCAGCTGGTCAGCGAAGGCGAACTGGTGCTGGAAACCTTAGTCATCGAAGGCGACAGTGAACAGGTGCTGGTGCCGGGTGATCGTTACGCGCAGATGGGCAATATTTACTTCATCCCTTCCGCCGCCGCACTGAAAAACTGGCTGATCAAATGTGGGTTTGTTGATGTGCGTATTGCGGACGTCAGCGTCACCACGCTGGAAGAGCAACGCCGCACCGACTGGATGACCAGCGAATCACTGGCGGAATTCCTCGACCCGAACGATCCGGGCAAAACCATCGAAGGCTATCCGGCACCACGCCGTGCCTTGCTGATTGCCCGCAAACCATAACCTGCCTTTTTGCCGCCGGAGTTTTTTCTGGCGGCATGTGCCCTGTCAATCATCCTCACACTTTATCCGTATATTCTCTCACGCTGCGCTGTACATCCTGCGTTAAAAAGGTCTAACCTTTCAGAAAGCTATCGGGGTTTTCTGGCGGAGATCGTCGTTGACGTTACGGGAGGATGTATGAAGTTCCCTAAAGGCAGCATCGTGAAACACAGATCCGGTGAAATCAAAGGTACTGTCATGAATACTTTTGAATCACAAGCGGACAACGTGTCATATTACGTTTCCTGGGAAGATGGCAGCAGCAGCCTGCATCAGGAGAACGAATTACACTGGGCAAATATCGACGTCGCCATCAGAATTAAAAATTTCTACGAGAAGTAGCCTCCTGCGCTCTATCACAAGCCTTTGTAAATCTTCCTCTCTGTATGCTTAATCAATGGATTGATTCATATCATTTCGTGTATAAACTCGGCAAAACCTATTCACCAGTACGCGAATATTTCGTGGGGAAACCAATGCGCAGAAGGATCCGATTCCTGTTTGACCGGGCCGTGATTGTTTTAGGCCTTTTTGTGATGTGCCTGGTCGTGAAAGCAGGAATGTTTGGCGTGGCATTGCTCACCTGGGGCTGAGCGCATAAAAAAAGCCCCGCCAATGTGACGGGGTTGCCGATTTACGTTAAAATATTTATAATAATACTATCATGAAGTTATGATAAACACTGTTTATTTATACTGTAGTATTTTGTCGATTATTCAGACGTTTTAAGTTATTTTATATGCCTCAGCACCCCTTCCAGCACCCCCTGAGGCATTTTAAGATGGCTTATTACAGTATTGAAAAAAGACCCACCGCGTCTGGTGAATTGCGGTACCGCTGTACAGTCGGCGTCAAAGAAGATGGCGCATATCTTCATCGGGAGAGAAAAACCTTCCTGAAGCAAAGTTTGGCAAAAGCCTGGGGGATAAACCGGGTTGCTGACATTGAACAAAATGGCCTGCCTCGAACGGCCAAACCTTCTGACAAAATTCTAACGCTTGGCCAACTGATCCAGAAATACATGGATCACCCCCATGTCAAATTCGGGCGAACTAAACGAGATACTCTCAACCAGGTGCTGCGGGCTCACATTGCAACAATCCCATTAAATGAGCTTACCATGAGCTCGTATATCGACCATGCAGTGATGAGGAGAACTACTGTTCAGCCATCTACCGCAGCGCATGATATCAATTATATTGGTAAGGCACTTAGTTCTGCAAAACCACTATTCGACATCGTTGTTGATTATGACTCGTTCACCACTGCCAGAGAAACGATGCGCCAGATGGGGATCATTGGTATTGGAAACACCCGAAGCCGCAGGCCGACTACAGTTGAAATAGACAAAATAATGGCAAGACTCAAGGAAAAAACGCTTACCTCATATTCTGGGACTCCTTTCGCAGACATTTTGATGTTTTCAATTCTCTCCTGCATGCGCATAGGTGAGGTTACTCGCATTACATGGTCCGATGTGGACCAAACTAACAGGGCTGTGTTGGTGCGTGATAGGAAGGACCCGCGCAAAAAGCAAGGCAACCACATGGTGGTACCGCTTCTTGGTGAAGCCTGGGAAATATTGAAACGGCAGCCGGAAGTTGATGATCGAGTATTCCCTTACAGAGAACGTTCTGTTACTCAAACATTCCGGCAGGTCACAAACGAATTGGGAGTAAATGACCTTCACTACCATGATCTTCGAAGGGAAGGAGCCAGCAGATTATTTGAAGCGGGGTTTAGTCTTGAGGAGGTTGCCCAGGTTACCGGACATAAGTCATTAGACATTCTTTGGAAGGTATATAGAGAAATATATCCGCAGTCATTACATGACAAATTCGAAATACTAAAACAGAAATCCATGCCTGCGGAATGACAGACTTCTGGATTTTATCCGGGGGTTCAAATCCCCCCAGCTCCACCAATTTAGATAGGACAGTGGTAGGACAAGCTCATATAAACCAGTAAGTTATGAGCGGAGTTAGGACCACGCGCTGACACCATCTGGACAGAAAAGGATACGTAAAAGATACGCGGCTCCTTCTGTTAAGAGAACCTCCGTCACCAACGGAGGTTTTTTTTCGCCCTTATAAATCACCAGCCACAAATCAAAACACCACGGTGTCATCGAACACTTCATTCCTTGCGTCGTAGATGATGAATGTCACCACACCTTCGATAATTATCTCGTCGTCTAAGAACTCATCACCAAAAGCAATGAAGTCGTTTTGGTCGATCAATGATTCCAGCCCGTGTCGCAGTATTGTCACAAGCTTGTATACCTCATGCTCACCGTTAATGCATGCCAGCAGCAAATTACCGTCGACCGGCTTGATTGCCGGATCTATCAGCAGCATCGTGCCGGAGATGATATGTTTCCCATGGTACCGCTCGGAGATGTACAGGCGAGATGCCGGCCCGGTGCAATTGCAGACTTTATTCAGGTCGATACGCGATTCAATGTAGTCACCTGCAGGTGATGGAAATCCCATAGCTCCTCCTTATCGCACATAGCCCATATTTTGCAGAAAATATCGCTTATCTTCCCTGTCATGATCTGAGTAATCGCGGAAGTACGACTGATAGTGCTCTATCCACTCATTGGCATGCTGAAGCGTCCAGTGATGATTCACCTTCCCCAGCTCCTCTACGAAGCGGACAGTTGTCACTATCTGCCCACGCTTTGGATCAAGGGTAATGCTTTTGATGAAAGCACCTTTGATGTCTGAATATCTTGGCATAGCCACCTCATGAACACTGGTTATGCATACAGTATAATCATGGTGGACTGGGATTGTGAAGGTCTGATGGGGAAGTAAATCTTAGGGGCCTGATCTTAGGGAAAATAAACTTGCCTGAAAGGGAAGTCATGAAATGATTGAGGCCGTTAAACCATTACATTTCGTAAGCAAGCCTTAGAACACGCATTCTGCCCACTCTCTACCGAAAGTGTTTTTTTGCTTTCAATCTGGAAAACACAAGGCATCAGACTATTCTTAGAGGAGCTGACAAAAGAGCAGCAAGCCTGCCAAGGCCGCAAACATTCTTTCCTTGAATAGCCCACCTAGCCGGTGGGTTCTTTTTGTCCAAAAAATAGCTTTTATACTGTCTTAAACTAAAATTAACATTGGATGGAGTGACTACCTTCCAGTACTAAGTAATGTTGATAACTTTGATATTAGCCCGCTGTCCGAGCGGGCTTTTTTTATTCGTAAAACATCCCAGAGTTTCTTTAATTACGAAACCTTTTTTCTTAAGCGAAATTTATTAAAGCCACTAATATCTCTTCGGGAGCATAGCTCTCGTTCCGAAACTAAATTTGGTGATGTTCACTGGCCCTCTTGCGAGGGCTTTTTTATGACATTGAGATCAGAAATTCGATGGCGTGCTTGAACCTATCTTTATGATGCAGATGAACCACTTTTTGCTGTTTTTGCTCCAGCTGCGTAATGATTGTTTCCACACTCACAATCTTACCTTGTTCAAGGACAACAGCGACCGCATCACCGATCTCCTGACGTATTAACAAATGTTCTTCGTCTGTAAGCATAAACACCTCAAAGTTTTTTATGAGCCTAGCATACGAAAATGAGGAAAGGGGTTTTGAGGCGAGTTAGTTTTCTGATCGGCAAAGGAAGAAAGTTATGAAGTTTTTTCAGCATCCTGTTTGGGCAAGCTTTTTTCTAAAGCCTCTAGCCTCTCAGTAACCTCTCTGAATGCTTCTACATAAAGCGCCGATAGGGCTGAGTAATCTACTGACTTGGCGTCTGTTATCTTATTTCCATCAGTATCAAACCCATCATTACCCGATGTAACAGCACATGGCAATACGGCTTCTAATTCCTGCGCCAATACCCCGGCACCATCGACCCATTGGTTTTCTGTCACACGAAGGCTGTATGTCAGACCTCTTATCTGGCCCAGTTTCGCTAAGGCACCTGTCACCTGCTCAACGACTTTCTTCGAGCGGGCATCAGATGTCTGTGTTAACGATGCACACGTGATCTTACCTGCCGTATCAAAAGTGCATGAGTAACCATCTCCGGCAGTGCTATCTGGTCTTATCGAAATCCGCCCCGTACTTGCAGGGGCTGCATAAACTAAGCCACGCGATTGAGTAGCGCCCAAATCGTAGAACCATAAATGCGCCAATGCTGTTGCTGAACTTGAAGGTTTAATACGCAGAACATCGTTGAATGTCTGGATCCCCTGAAATTCATTGGCGAAGTTAATTCCGGCAGCGCCAAGGTTTGTACGGGCAACTGATGCCGCATTTGCGCCTGTGCCGCCCTGCCCAATAGATAATGGTGTGGTTAAACCGCCCAATGATGTGATATCAGCATTCGCACCCGCAGCCGCTCTGTCATTAAGAGATGTTTTGAAATAGGTGATGGCTTCTGCAACCTGCGAACCGAGGCCGTCAACCGAAAGCGCATCTGTTGTCAGAATGGCATAAGTTGTTCCGGCGGCGATGGCAGCTGTCGGATTTGGTGAGAGCGTCAGACTCGTCGCGTTGTTAATCGCCTGGATGGTGAACTGCTGCGCAGGATTAGTATTCACCAGAATAGTCTGTCCGGTTCTGATCCCCGTGCCTGCTGTGGTCCATGCTGTTCCGGTACCGGTGGCCGCGCCAGCGGTGGAAATTGCGATTGTACCTGCTTTGTAAAGTCCCATTCATTTTCTCCGGGCATAAAAAAACCCGCCGAAGCGAGTTCTGATTTATAGATTGTCAGTCAATTTGATAATGGACAGTAACCTGCACATTTTTTCGCGGGTGTGACTTTTTGAAGTGCCATTTCTCTATATCCTTATAAAGCGATTTTTCAAAATAATAGCGTGGCTCCGCGCTTAAAATACGAATATTTGTCGCTTCTCCATTTTCGTTAACATCATATAACGCAGTTGCATTACCGGTTACTCTTAGTTCTCCTGCACGAAATGGATAAGTTGCATTATTATCTCCTGAGGAGCATCCGGTAAATATCATTACGAGAAGCAGTATCAAATAGCCTTTCATTTTCACTCCTTTCTTTTTATTTAATCCTTGCGGTTCAAATAAATCAAATCCGAAAAGAGATCTCTTAGATAAATATATTTAATCAAAGATTAGGGAAAATTGCATAAGGGATCCTCAGACCATAAGGTTTCATCATCTGTGCCCAGGTGTACTGATTCTGCCTTGCCCATATTGCCTGTAAGGTGCCTGACGCATATTTGAACATGATCCCCGAGTAACCGGACGTTCCGCCATCCCCGCCCATATTGGATGGTGCGTTACTTGAAAGCAGCCATGAGTTCGTGCCTATGGCCTGAGAGTATGCAGTGTTGTCCAGGTCGTAATTGGCCGGTATATCAAAAAAACCTTGGATACGCGGTATCTTAGACGCAGTTACCGCTGACCAGACCAGCTTTCCTGTTGAGTCGAATACGTCAAGATAACCACTTGTAACAGCTATATTACTGGCTGTCCTTGCCATTGTCCCCGCATTGGCTGTTGCATATGGAGAGCCTCCATTGAAAATCATTTTGGCGTTGTTATTAAATTTAAACCACAGCAAATTAGCGTCGGCAACATAGGGATTACTGACATACCCCATATCAGTACCATTACCTAATGCTGTGTTTATATTAAAATATCCGGCGTCAGTTATAGCGGCATATGCTTTGGAATCCCGATAATAAGTACCAGTATGATCAGAACTAACGACCAGCGCGCCATTCGTGTTATATGTCTGAAATCCACTCATATAAACCCGTATATGTTTATTGTTAAGGTGTTAGCAACAGCAGCCGGTAACGTAGCATACGTCCTTATCCCGCCATCATAAGCCCTGCATGCGTAATAATTTAGAGTGTAAGCCCCGCTGGAAGCAGCCACCGGAACAGCAAAATAACCCGCAGACGTCACACCTGCATAGGCGGTTGTTACCGGCGTGCTGCCTGTTGGTGCGGTAATATTTACTGACCCGATTAGCCGCAGGTTATAGTCGCCAATGTCAGCGACTAAATTTCCTGAGGCATCCCAGCATTGTATCCCCTGTGGCATGCTGTCTCCTTACCAAAGGCCCATTCGGACCCGCAGGACATTATTATTGTCATATATCTGGATAAGCGTATTGGTAATGACCATTTTACCCGTCCCCGCCGTACCGTTGATATAAAATGTCCCCGACTTGTTAATTTGCCAGCCTGAGGTATTCGCAACGTAATTGTTCGACTGAATGTAACTACCGATCATAGCATTCGTGATGAACCCGTCTTTAATCACCGCTGAGTTCATGAATACCTGACCGCCATCAAGAACGAACGGGGCAACCGCACTGCTCGCGCTTCCCGTTGAGCCGGGGAGGATTGCAAACCGGTCGGTGGAAAAGAGCACCTGAGACTGTACGGTGCCGGTTTCGTTGCTAAGACCAATCGCCATCCCGGCACCGTAATAGGCTCCGCCTGATGTCACCCCAACCTTGATGTTGTAGCTTGCGGTGACCTGCCCTGAAAGAGTGGTAACCGCAGCCGCGGTTGTTTGAACCTGTGCTTTGGTGTCATTCATTTGCGCCGTCAGCGTCTCAATCTTCTGAGCAGAAGCAACCTCGTTATTCGCTACCGCTTTTGTCAGGGTCGTAACACTGGCGTCGGCCAACACTTCTGATACTGCCTGGAACAAATTGGCTTCGGCATTGTTGTGGTTCGATGCATTTACACCATCCAACTGTGTGGCCACCGAACCGCTGATATCACTGACCACTTCACTGAGATTGGTGATCTGAGCGGTGTTCTGCCCAACGGTTGTTGAAAGGTCAGTGATCGCCTGAGCGTTGGCAGTGTCCCCTTCCACCCGCGCAGTTTGCTCGGCCAGAATAGCGGCGCTGTTGTCTCCCACGGATGTACCCAGCAATGTGATGCGGGAAGCTAAAGCCAGATCGCCCTCTACCCGCGCGGTTTGCTCAGTGGTGATCGCCGCGGTGTTATTCGCCATCTGTGCGCCAATAACATCCAGCTGCTGTGCAAAGGCGCTGTCGGCGGACGTAAGCACCTGCAGTTTCTGGTAGATGGTCGCAACGTTCTGGCCTGTCTGTGCAGACAGCTCGCGGATCAACTCGTCATTGTCTTTTATGGCAATGATGTTATTCAGGACACCTTCAGCCAGAGAACCAAGGCGGCCTTTCGTTTCCCCGATATCGCTGCGAACGTCAGCCAGCTCCTCCTCAGTGATTGCGTTGTTGATTTTAGACAGCAGATCCTGAGCAAGTTGAGTCTCATTAATCTGCCCGGTGAGGTAAGTAAGAATTGCCTCAGCGTCGGTCGAAGACATCCCGGTAACAAAATCAGTCCAGCCCCCAACGTTACCAATCCTGTCAATGAGCCGGGCGCGATACCAGCGCCGTATTCCGGCGGCCAGTGGCCCATGCTGATAACTTGCCGAAGGATACGGGACCAACGCCAGAAGTTGTGCATTCTCATTATCAGCCGTTGTGGATTGCTGGATTTCTGTATAAGCAGTATCTCCGGAACCTTCCGGAAAGGCCCAGGTTACGTTGATATTGAAAATGACATTGTCGCTGGCCAGCAGATTGGTAGGTGTTCCGGGCCTGCCCACTTTGCCGTTTAAAGCTGTGGAATCAGCGTATCCCCACGGAGAAGAAACATCTACGGCATTAACAGCACGCACCCGCACATCATAAACACCGGCATAAATCCCCTGAATGGTGAAGCCCTGAGCACTGGTTTTTCCTACGTTTACCCAGTCGCCGTTGTCTTTGCGCCACTGCGCGGTGTAATTGATTGCCCCTTCCACTTTGTCCCAAGACGCCTGCAGCGTCGCAACGGTAAGCCCCTGCGCGATATGGTCAACTTCTGTGACCACGATATTGGCAGGTGCTTTCATGACGTTGGTTGGCGTCACGGTGATCGGCGCAGAGTCGACTTTTACGCCGTCATCGATATACCGGTATTTATTAGGGTCGTGCTGAACACCGGCTACCGTAAAGGTGCCGTCATCATTCGACGCGATGGACGTGATCCGAAAATATTGTATCGCTAAGTTATCGCTGTCGATGGCCCATACAGCGCCAGCGACCGGCGTCATCCGGTATGCTGTTGCCACCGTGAACGTTTTCTTATCGGTGCTCACGGCGCTGATTGTCCGGGTCTGCGCTGTACCATCCGGTAAGTTCACCACAAGACGATCGCCGATCCCATAGTCAGCTGTACGATCAAGCGTGACATTTCTGCCATTCACCGCACTGATGCGTCCACCGTTGGCTTTCCCGGCTCTGAACGGATCGGCAATCCCGATAATCTCAGCGGGCATCGGAATGTAACCATCAAGACCGACGCCGAATGAGACCGTACCGTCTTTCGCATTTGACAGGATCACCCAGCGACCGCGACGGTGTGCCTCACTCTGAGAGGTGCAACCAATTGCCGTCAGCTGAGTTTCATTCCAGTTATAACGCTCTACCAGTTCTGGCTCGTAAACACTTTCAGGGGTGTCGGAAAAGTGATTACCCGGATCAGACCAACTGACCTGACAGGATGAAAACCGGTTTTTATAGGAACCCCCAGCGTAGGTGAACAGGCCGTCGACTACGTTAGAGCTGTGGTATGTGAAATCAACATCATCCTGTGGCACATCAGCGCGCACAAATATCTGATCGTTTCCCCAGAACGTGATCCCACGGAAGATGGCGGCAAGATCTCGCAAAACGGTATAAGCGTCCTGCTGTCTCTGAATGAAAACGTTACAGGTAAAGCGTGGTTCGGTGCCGCCGGCGCCGTCGGACACTGCCGCGTCGCAATATTGCGCGATGCTGTAAAGCTCCCATTTGTCGATCATGGTTGCGTCTACGCGGTTGCCCATGCCGTAAATTTCATCCAGCACCAGGTCGTAAAAAATCCACGCTGGATTATTGCTGTAGGCAATTTTGAAATCACCTGCCCACGTCCCGCTGTAAGTTCTGGTTACCGGATCATAGGTGGTGGGCACCCGGATCAGCTTTCCCTTTGGCTTGCACGTTGTTTTCGGCACGCTTCCGTTGAACTGGCTGGAATCCAGTTCGATATAGAGCAGTGCAGTATTCGGATAGCGCAGCTTGCTGTCGATCACCTCAGCAAATGAAAATACTTTGAAGGCATTGATGAGTTTGGTCGAAGTCGAATCGGCGGTGATGCGCCGGACACGTATCGTCCAGCCAGTAGTGGCGGAGGGGAGATCAATACGGTGATCTCGCTGATACTCCGATGTGGTTTTCCCATCGAATTTGCCGTTTACCACTGTCTTGTAGGCGGCGCCATCAGTAGAAAGGTCAATTGCATACTGGGTGACGGTACCCACCATGTCACCGTTATCTTTGTACTGATACTGAATAGGCAGGCTCAGCTTGATACGGATGGCATCGAGCGTCAGGTTTGAAAACTGACGTGTCCACGGCGAGGCTTCTTTGACTTCAATGCCTACGGAAGATTCGTTGTCAATTTCCGGCATGCCCTGCAGATAGGTCTGATCCTGCGTTCCTTTGCGGTAATCCCATTTTACACCGGTGAAGTTATACGTGCCGTCGTCGTTAGCCAGCTGGGTATCGTTAAGGAAAATTTGCTGAGCAACCAGATCACCCTGAATCTCACCCTCTGAAAGGGCGATAACCATTTTTAGTTTTGCTTCCGAGAGCAGATCGTCGGCCTGTTCGACTGGTGTATGGGCACTGCCCCCGCCACCTTTTGCACCCTGGATAATGGTATCACCTTCAAGAAGTCGCATATTTCACCCATTAAAAAACCCGCCGAAGCGGGTTAGTTGGAAATTGTATTTTTTTCACTGCTGATCGCTGGAGAAAATCCCCGCGCTGATGATTGCACCGCCGATTTCACGCTGACCATAAAGCAGCGGTACCGGATAACCCATAGCCACCGTATTCACCGGCGCGCCGAAGGCATAGTTGGCTTTGTTGTCGGAATCAGACGATGCCCCGACGTTAAAACTTGGCTGTGGCGTGAGCATCTGCACCACACCGCCGATCGTCATACTAAGACCAATACCTACCAGCGCAGTCGTTGTCGCCGCCGCAGTGGCCGCACTTATCCCGGCAAACGCTGCGAATGATGCGCCGGCTGTAAAGAACGCAGCAACCAGAGCCACGGCCCCAATCACGATCTGCAGCACACCGGCCTGTTTCGCCCCTTCAATCACCGGCACCATCGTGTATTCGGTGGCAGCCGCGGACATATCGAACTCCTCGAGTGAGATATTATTCTTGCCGCTGTAGAAAGCGAACTTCACACCTTTGAGGTGCGCATTCGATACGTATTTTTTGAACCCCTTAACCTGCGAGCACATCGCGCGCAGAAACTCATTTAGATCCCCCACGTGGAACCGGTGAACTTTACCGAATTTCTTCGCAAGACCACCTTTCAGGGTCATTGTCTTAAGCATGCATTAACTCCTTATGGCGGACGACGCGCACCGTCCGGTCACGATAATATTTGCCGTACGGAACGCGGGCAGAAAGGTTGCCAAACAGGTGGTGAACCATGATGTTATCGCCAAGATAAATCGCCGCGTGATTGGTCACCGGCGCCTGAACGCGCATCATGATCATATCGCCAGGCTGCATGCTGCTGGCATCAATTTCAACGAACCCTTCTGCCTGCCAGTTATCGTCATAGAGATTTTCTTTCCCGTCGACCCACCACTCACGGTCAACCGAGTAATCTTTTACGGCAATGCCGTGCTCCATCCGGTAGTAGTCCATGATGAGTGACCAGCAGTCAGCATGCCCCAGCACCCAGCGCCGCCCCGCGAGTTCACGATCTCCGCGCGGTGACAGCGTACAAAAATCACCGTCCGGCCACGACATGATCCCCCACTCAACGCCGGAGTGGTCGCACTGGATGCGGTCCATTTCTGACGGCACCAGCTGCACCACATCGGGGTGAGAGTGGATCACCATGATGACGTCACCGGCCTCAGCCGCCGCCAAATAATCATCCGGCGACAGCGTGAAGGTTTCAGCCGCGTTTTCGGCGATGTTACGACAGGGAATAAAACGCTGACCGGTACCGGTTTCGACGATCAGCCCACAGGCCTCGTTCGGATACTCGGCAGCCACGTGCGCGCGGATTTCGCTGATCAGTTTTTTTCGCATGATTATTTCCCCTGCAGGTTAGCCGCCGGGAAGCCGCCGAAAGGTAACGGATTTTCGGTACCAAACCGCAATTTACAATCCGACATCCGGCCGCCGCACACATCCAACGCGGGATTGCTCGTCGGCGTTCCGTCTTTCAGAAAGTAATTAGTGCCGTTGTAATCGCAGCCGGTCCCCGTTCGATACCATCCGCGCATGCACCAGGTGCAAACCGGGGTTATCTGGCGAGTCGGAAGTTGCAGGCTCTGAACATCGAAGGGAGAACACAGTTCGAAGTCGATCTGAATGCGCGTCTCGGCTTTTTTGGCGTTGATGTAGTAAAGCTGTACGCGTTCATCAATCGGGCTGGCCGTCGGGTTGCCCGCCGTCCAGTTCGCTGCATCAAGGTATTTGGCCAGCGTGGTGTGCACTTTAACTTTTGCTTTTACCATGTCGTCGTACTGCAGGCACAGCGCCGTGACGTAGTTGCCCACGTTGCCAACCGAAAGCGTCGGGGTCGGCTGTGAGCCCGTGCTGGATAACTCCAGCCCCTTTAACTCGTAGGGATGGGGATCGTATTCGTTTCCCTGCCAGATGATAGATGGGAGGTTATCAGAGGCAAATGACTTCCAGCCGGTGGGGTCAATATTGTGCGCATGAAAACGTAAAACCGTATCTAAGCCAAACGCCGTGCCGTCTATTTCAATTAGCTGAACCAGTTGGCCCGGCTCCAGCGCCTGAATATCCTGATTAAAGCTCATACTTTCTCCGGGCGATAAAAAACCCGCAACAAGGCGGGTTTGTATGTTTTATCAGTATTATCTAATTTTAAAGTATGGATTAGATGCAGCTAGTAGTAATTTTAATCCATCTTTCTTTTGATGCTAACTGATATAATTTAACTTGAGTTTTATTTACTCCTGATGATGTCACATCAGCTATAAAATAATTACCATTCACATATACTGTCTTGCCGTCGGGAAGTGGCTGAATAAATGCGCCATAGGGAACGCCGAAAATATCTTTTTCATTTTGCCATTTAACAAGAATACACTGCGAAACTTCATCGACGCTATTTTTTGATATGAATGTCAATTCTTTACCATTACCTCGAGTGTCGTTTAGTGATTGACAACCGATTAACGCAAAAATGGAAAACAACAATATCTTAATCTTCACATCCCTATCCCTCTCCGTTACAAGTGGCAACATCCTACCACTGAGGGAGCGCAAGGCAATGCAAAATGGTTAGCTGTAGTTATTGAGTATCAGGTGAAGATCTTGAGCGCACTGCACGTGGGTTGCGACAACATCCCAGCCCCGCCCCTTCTTCGCTAGATACCCATCAGCGACATGATCAAAGCTTTCGCTGGTGAAATTTACCTATCCCTTGACGCCTGCACAGGACCGAAACTCTGGCATGTACTTTATGGTGCAAACGCCTGTTCAAAGGTGAAAGAAATCTCCACAAAACCGCCGTTAACAAACTTTGAATTGATGGAGTCCGACTTAACGCGATAAAGCTTTTCTTCTCCCCAAGGGTTTACCCACCAAAATGAACTGATGACATGTTCTCGTAAAAAAATGCGAACGGGACTTATATTGGCAGCAATGCCATTACAGGTAAGCGTCCATGTTTCAACGGCGGTGTTTATCCCCATGCTGCTGATTTGCTTATAACCTTCACCGAATTGAGCCTGATTAGTTGAAACTTTCAGATCTTCACTACTGCTGATCCTTACGGGCCAGGTAAAAGTGTCTGTTGCCATATTTCCCTCACCTGCTTGAGCTGTAGAGGATCCCTCCCGGCGAAATCTCCTTTCGTAACCGCTCGGTGATCGTGGTTTGGACGATTGCCTTCAGTTGGTTCGCCGCTGTAGAAGTTCCCGCACCGCTTGAATCTCCTGCCCCCTCGCTTTGAACGATTGTCACAGGAGCATCGACTTGGATGTAAGTGGTTCCACCAGAGCTTCGACCATCAGAGATAGACCTTACCCCCAATGAACCATTCGCGGCACGGGTTAGGGGCATGATAGCTTCCGGACCCGCTTCGCCCATCAGTCCAGCGCCTTTGGCAAACGCGAACATCGTTGGAGAACTGACAATACTGTTGCTGTAAGCGCTGAGTCCGGGAGATTCGTAAACGCCTCCCTTTGCGTTGAACTGGAGATTGCTGTAAGCACCAGTCGTGAAACCACTTGAAGAAGATGCACCTGCAGTTGCAGTAGCGCCAGCACCTATAAATGCTCCCGCACTCCCCAAAATACCCTGAAGAGCGCTGCTTAAGGCAATGCGTGCAGAAATTTTTGCCAGATCTGAAAGTATGGAAGTAGTGAATGACCGGAAACTGAATTTTCCCGTGGTGGCAAAGTTTGCAAGCGAATCGGTCATGCTATCAAAAAGCCCCGAGGAGAAACTGGCCATCTGGCTGTTTGCATCCCGGGCACTGTCTACCCAGTTGATCGTGCCGCGACGGAAACCCGCGCTGTAATCCTGCTCAGCGGTGAGTTTATCCTGATTGGTTTGCTCGGTGATCTGCAGTTCCCGTTGTTTGGCGTTCTCCAAATCTGCCAAACGGGCCTGATATTCCGTTGAGGATTTATCCGTAAAGTCTTTTTCCAGAGCGATCCGTCGTTGGTTAAACCGGTTTATGATGGCATTTCGCGCATCAGCATCTGCGGATTCACTGTCAGACAGACTGTATTTACCGAGATTAATCGCGGCTTCTCGCTGCATGGCATCCGCTTCTTCCGTCCATTTACGGCTTTCTTCCTGGTATTTCTGCGAAACTTTGCGCAGCGCCGCTTCTTTTTCCAACTGGACATTTGACTGCATTTGCGCGCGGATTTGGCCCTGCATGTTGACCAGGCTCTGCTGGCTGACACTCAAGGTTTGGCCTTTCAGCCCCGCAATTTTTTGGTCGAATGCTGCAAGTTGGCTCTGAGACTCCGTCATTTTGTCGGTTGTCAGAGCCTGCTCACGCAACACAGCATTACGCTGTTGTGCCTGCTCAAGCGTACGCTGGCCTTCACTTTCACCTGCGCCGGTTTTGCGCTTTTTCGTCGCTTTTTCGTATTCATCATTAATCCCTTTCAGGATGCGCTGATAATCTGATGAACCCGGAGAATAGAGGCTATTGTTAAGATTCTTGATAGCGGCCGCACGTTTCTCTGTTGCCGTGGTCCCGGCATCAAGATAATTTTTGAGTCCGGCGGAGTTTTTTATACGTGCGTTTTGAGCGGAAGCAAGAGCCGTTTGGATATCAGCTTGCAATGTCCCTGCCAGCGAGGCGAGATTCTTCTGGGCTTCTCTGGCCCTGCCGGCGACATTATCAATAGCAACACCCGCCGGGTTAGCCATGGCAAGCCACATCTGACCAAGATTGTTGACAGAGTCAGATGTCTTATCTACTTCAATGCCCAACTCAGAAAGGCGCCCTTTCCAAGACTGAATCGACGCATCTATAAGGATTTGACTGGCCTGTGCAGCATCACCGCGCTGATTAAGAGCGAGAACTTGGCTAATCACCGAACTGCTTAGCGCCACGCCGGATGCCGTCAGCTTTTCCATCGCCGCAACAGGATCGCCGCGCAGTGATGAAAGAGAATTCACCAACTCCTGCGCATTTCCTCCAGCCTGAGCATACGCATTCGCCAGCGTAGCCACATCCGTCAGCAACTGTCCGCTGAACCCCGCTTTTGCCGCTGAAGTCACGGCATCTACTGAGGCTTCGGTGTCACCTAACCGACTGTTTAGCTTTTCCAGATCAGTTGCGGATACAAGGGAAGAAGTGTGGAGGTCAAGAACAGCAGCAGTCAGCTTTTTAGTCTGCTCTTCAGCCTTTTTGAACTCCCCGTAAAGATATGCGCCACCGGCCGCCAAAACGCTGAGGCCAATCCCAACCGGCCCACCCAATAGGCTCAACGCCGAACTGATCGCCCTGCTGCTGGTCGCTGCTACACGCTGGGTTACAGATAGTTGAGTATTGGCCGCCGCCGCCGCCTCTGTAGCCCCAACAAGCGCCGCTTTACCTTCCGTTTCTGCCAGATCTGCAGCAATCGCAGACGCTTTTGCCGCTTTCAGTTTGTCCAGACCGCTGGTTTCGAGCCGGTTCGCTTCAATGATCGCACGTTCGTTTTTCAGGTGTTCATCCTGATAGCTGACGCTGAGACCATAGAGCTTATTTACTTCAGTTTGTTTAGCGTAATACTCGTCAAGCGCAATGGCCTGATCGCGCTGCGCCTGCGCGGCCACAATCGTTTTTTCAGCAATAGCAGCTTTGTTAATGGCTGCCTGTTTTTCTGCCTGAGCCGCAGCAATCTGTGCCTGTGCGACTGTTGCCAACTCAGCAGCGGCGTTTTTTGCGGCTTCTTGCTGCGCCTGCCATCCGGTAGTAGAACCATCAAGCTGGCCTTTGAGGGAGTGAACCGCCGGGATCAGCGCATTAATGATCGTGCTGCTGGCAACATTACTGCCTGCAGCGACCTCATGAAGAACAAAGTTTAGCTGACCAGCGCCCCGGGTCGCCCCGGAAAACTGATCAGCTCCCGCCGTTTGCCCACCAATATTTTTTGCAGCGCTAACGGTCTTTGCAATGGCGTCGGACAGCTCGTTTGCCTGAGACGTCGCTTGATCGTTGAATTTCTTGCTGGCCTGCCCTGCCTTCTGATAAGCGTCCGTAATCTGAGATTTGAATGTGGCTGAATTCAGATGCAGAGCAACTGACAGGCTTGCGACATCACTCATTGTCCGAGGATCCTCATAACATCTGCGCACTGTCGGTCAGCCGGAGTATTGGTGACGACACCCGCCACCGGCGCCGTCGGTTCGGCAGAGAACCAGGCTTCCCAGTGCAAAAGAATATCAGCCGGTAAGTTGGCAATTTTCCGTGGGTCAGACTCCCCGAAGCGTTCAGCCAGTGAAAAAACCAGCGTCAGCCAGGGGGAGTCCCTTAGTTTTTTTTCGCTTCCTCAAGCGTGCCGTAACTGTGACGCTGAACTTTGGTCAGCGCCTCAATCAGCGACGCATAGGAATGCGACTTCATCAATTCATCCGGCGCAGGTAATCCCTGAACCGGGAGACCGTTCTCATCAACCAGAGAATTCAGGACGAGTGACGCGCCAGCCAGCGCCATGTCACGGGTATTACCGTCAGCACGAAGCTGTGCGGCCTTGTCTTCAAAGTCGGCCAGTTCATAGGCAGTGAGTCGGCGAATAAACAGATCCGTGCCTAACAAGACAATGGGATGAGCGACAGTTTCAGGGGACAGCAGACGGGTTTTCAGGTCTTTCATAAAATATCTCCATTAAAAAAGCCGCCAAGATGGCGGCCAGAAAGGTTTATTTGTTGGGCTATCAGCTGCCAGGCGCCGTATAACCCCAGTCGATATTGTTCTGCTTGCCGTTAACCGTGATCTGAATAACATCACTGGCCGGCGCCGTGATTTCATTCAACTGCCAGCCAGATAATGCCATCACCATCGTCGCGGTACGCCCGTTCGGCAGTTGGATATAAAACTGCACGGTTTGACGTTGTTCTGCCGCATTGATAAAAGCGGTAAAGCTGGTGTTAGACGGATCATCGACAAATCCGAGTGATTTTTCCGGGCCTTCCGGCAGGTCAGAAATAAACTGTTTCTGTTTATCAATAAGGGTCGTACAGTCAACAAAAGAACCCGTGGCACCTGTCGCGCCAAGAGCTTTACAGTTAATCAGCGGCTGCATATCTGCCACGGCATCGCCGATTTCACCCCACAGAACAACTGTTCCAGCGGGCAGCATTGCGTATTCCGGAGAGCTTTTATCTGCCATTTCATTGCCTCATTTAACGATTGTTTTCGATACCCTCACGGAGACGTACCGCAAGAATGCTCAGTATTTTGGAACGGTTAAAGTCCAGCGCAGGACGCATAAAAGGGCTGGCGACCTGTTTTACAGTGCCAAACTCTTGCGCCAGCGCTTTCATTGTGTGTTCTTTGGAAGGACCAACCCTGATGGTGACAACGGTAAGATACCGTCCATCTTTCATTCGATTACGGGAGGTGGTTTTGATGTTGTCACGCATATGCGGACCGGGACTTTCTTCATCATAACCGGCATGCTGCTGCATATCGGTGCTGACTATTTGCATGGCCTCTTTACCCGCAGAAGACAGCACTTTTACAGCTATTTTGTCACCCATCGCAACAAGCTGCCTTTCAAGTTCTTGCAGCCCCTTAACTTCCATTCGGATCATGAAGCATCCTCCGGATAGCAGATGATAAAATCACGGACCAACTGGAACTGAACGCTATTATTCGTCAGAGTTTGTTGGTTTTGCTGAATCCCCCCCCTTGTCACGGTTTGCACCGGCCAAGCTCCGATATGACCGTGTTCAATAATTTCCCAGGCATCACGCACTTTTTTATCAAGCTCGAGCAGACGCGGATAATCATTGATAATGTAGAAACTGATCTGAAATCTCGCCTGTACTAATGCAGTCTTAACCATTCCGGTTTCAAATAGCGGATCGCTGACTTTCTGGTACGTGATACCTTCCTGTTCAGCATCAGGAAGCAAAAGCGGATATGCGTTCAATCCCGTTAGCAATTCAAGATCAGCTTTAATTTCATACTCGATCATGGCGGGTATCTGCCTCTGCGGTTATCAGTGCGCGGTCTGGCAGAGTCCTGTCTACTGCCCGGACGGTGAAAAGCCGTTCTCGGTATAACACCTGCCAGTCAATCCCAACATCAGAACGGGGCCGGATGGTAAACATCATTGTTTCAACAACCTGACCTTGGTCCAAGGTTCGAATTTTCCGATTGGATATAGCTTCCACTGCGGACCAAACTGTCGATACAGTCTCGAATGTTGGCTGTGGAGAGCCTGACTGATCTCGAACAATTGCCCCTTTTCTTAATGTGATTCGATGTTTCAAATCACCCGCGCGCAATGTGCTCATAAGCCATAAACCCTGTAAGGCTGTAAAAGAGACTCTACAGCCAGAGGTAAAGTCACCACATTGTCACCAACCACAACAGATTCCCGATTGGCATACCAGTGGCCTATTAGCAAAAGCATCGCTGCCCGGATATCGTCATCAAGCAGCAGCCGGTTTTCGTCTGTGTCGAAGCCAGGATCCGTGTTTAATAAGTAAAGCGTGCGGCGCGTCCACGTTTCAACGTAGCGCTTCGCTGCACCGGTATAAATTTGGAATAACGAATCATCCAGGGTGAAATCAGATTCAACCCGACAATGATTTTTTACGATATCGAGATCAAGTACTGCGGCGGGATCGGCCATCTTTCGCCCAACCTTTTACGTAAGAAATAGCGGCCCGAAGGCCGCCATAAGATACAGATTTAGCTGCCGGAACCCGGTGCGGTAAATGAACCATAAATGAAAGCTTCCGGGCGTTTAACTGCCAGCGCCAGACGCTCTTCGCAACGAATGGAAATCATGTTCTTTTCGAAATCGTCGGCGTTTTCTGTACTGATAACTACGTTGGCGTCTTCACGGTCGAACAACTGAGCGGCGGCATTAAAGGCACCTGTCAGGAATTTACCCTGGAAGGCGGCAGTTTCAGTGGCCACGACCGGCAATCCCCACAGAGTAGGCCCCGTCAGAGCTGAAGGGTTCGCCAGAATGTAGCGGCCCAGCGTGTCTTTCGTAAGTTCGATCTTCGCCCAGTCGATGAAGTGCAGTACATGGCCTGATGCTGGGAAACGCGCCAACTGTGCCTGCAACATTGCCAGACGCAGATCATCGATGCCGTTCTGCTGCTCTACCGAGAATGCTGGGTCGAACGCAGAGGCTTGAGGCACGATGCCGTGAAGGTGTACGCCGGTACCGTCGCCGAAGAGAATTTCCTGCTCTTCAACATATTTCAGGCCGTAGCGCATTTCTGCGTCCACAGTTGATTGCAGCTGAGCAAAGTCATCGAGGATCTGTTTCGATGCTTTGAACATGTGAGCAATGGTGGTGACCGGGGTGATCTTGGTGGCAAATTCAATGTCGCTGTACGGCTTGGTGGTTCCTTCCGCAACAACCTTCGCTGCGTTGGTGAAACCGGTCTGCTGCACCCAGAAAATCGCCGGGGCGCCGGTGCGGCCCGGAGCAATCAAATCTCGGATGAACAAACGCTGTTTCGGGGCAGTATCGATGCCAGGCAAACGCTGAGGCTCCACAACACCGTCGGCAACATCCGTGGACAGCAACGCCGCATTCACAGGAATGTTTACACGCTTGCCGCCTTCAACGCTCGCCGCAAAGTTCTTCAGCGCTTCTGAACTGATCACTACTTTACCTACGGTCTCGGCAACTTTAGCAGCATTGTTCAGAGGCATTTGTGCGACGTGCTGTTCCAGATCACCGAGTGCGGCTTTCAACGTTTTTTCAGCTTCACGCAGGGCATTGAATTCTGATGCCATTTTATCCACTGCTGCCTTTGTTTCTTCTGACAAAGAGCCAGACTTGCGGGCTTCGGTCAAAGCTTCTTCTGCCTTAGCACTGAATTTGCCGTTGGCTTCTTCAATGCTTGCCGTTACTTTTTTCAGAATTTCATTTACTTCGGACATGGTGTTTCCTTATTTGCCGAACGCGGCCAGCGCGTTTTCAAGTTGTTTGAGGTCTTCAGGATTTGGGACATCGGTAGCGCTCGGCTTACCTTTTTGATTGCCAGTAGCGCCCGGCGTACTGGCAGATAAAGATTTGAGAAGTTTTCTACGCTCAGAGCGCGGGGTATTAGCTTTGGCTAACAGTGCATCAAGCTTTCGCAGCGCGGCTGCAGGGCTTTCGTCACCATCAGAAATTTCATCCGCTGACAGGAGCCGATCAGCAAAACCTTTCTCGACCGCGTCGTTACCGCCGATATACGTTTCGTTGTCCATCATTCCTGACACCGTTGCCGCATCAAGGCCGCTACGCGCGGAGTAGATATCCTGCATAGCACGGTCGAACGGCTCCATATCTTGGGCTGCCCTCGCGAGGTCATGCCGATTACCCACCGCGTACACCCAACAGTTGTGGATCATCAGGAACGCCCCGCGTCCGATCTGCACATCATCACCGGCCATTGCGATAATCGATGCTGCAGAAGCGGCGATGCCCATCACCTTAACGGTGACTTTGCCGCTGTATTCGCGCAGCTGGTTATAGATTGCCAGCCCTTCGAACATGTCCCCGCCCGGCGAGTTGATGCTCACAGTGACGTCTTCCCCGTTCATCGAACGAAGCGCGCCAGCAATTCGGTTGGCGGTAAAACCTTCCCCCCAGTAATCAGAGCCGATGACATCGAAAATAGAGATCGTGTTGTCGTTACTGTTGGCAGCCTTGATGCCACCGTTCCAGCGATCCAAAGCGGCCGGTGATAGCTCACTGGTGACTTTCGCGCACGGGCGCCCCTCCGGCGCAGCCGGAAGATTCTTTAATGACATGGATTGGCTCCTAAGCCGCCTTTTTCAGCGGGGAATGTTCGAAAGAAATATCGGGGAACAGTTGGTTATGAAGATCGAGCAATGCTTTAGCTCTCGCAGCCTGGTTGTTTTGACGTAAATCTTCAAGCGCGGTGAGGTTCAGTTGCACGGTATAAATGTCGCCGCCCGGTATAGGTGGCAGATTTTCCAGTCGGCGGACGTCGTTGCGGCTCATCCAGCCATTCTGCAGGGCAGTCGTGTAATACGCTGCGCGACCTGCGCTGTCAGCTCGGAGTAAACCTTCAACCGCGAATTCAGCAAAATAATCTTCATCGTTACCCAGCAGGCAGCGCGCTATCTCCTGCTCGATATTGACCAGCAGCGGGCGCAGCGTGTTCGTCAGAAATAACAGGTTCATGCCTTCGACACTGGATGCCCAGCTGCTTTGTTTGGTCATATGCCCGACCATAAATGGCGGGATCCGGAACCAACGGCAGATTTCTTCAATACTGAAGGAACGGCTCTCCAACATCTGCGCCGCCTCGGGGTTCATCGTTACCCCCTGATAGGTCATGTCGCCTTCAAGCACCATGACTTTACCGGCATTCTTTGAACCTACAAACGTACTCAGGTTTTGCTTTAAACGCGCTCTCTGCTCTGCGTTTATATCGGTCTTCGCGCTGATGAATCCTGAGTTCTGTATGCCGTTCTCGAAGATTTTCGCGGCTGATTCCTCCACCGCCATTGCCGAGCCAATGACATCACGACCGGTCATCATCGGCATCATGCCGCATACACCATCCAGCCCGAAGCCGCGAATATGCATCATGTTTTTCACAGGAATAACGCGCTGTCCGTTTTTATCGGTGTAGGTGTATTGCAATTGCCCGTTATCAAGTCGCTTAACGACCATGTTTTGCGGTAACAGCGGGTTAAGCCCAACCAGCTTTTGACCAATCATCAGCTTTTCTATGAAGGCATTGCCCCGCATGCAGATGCTGGCAACGAGCATCAGCATAAATCTGGACGGGGTCATTTCCCCGTTGGGCTGCTTACAGAGCACTTTATATGCCGGGTGGTCGGTGGCCAGTTCCCGAGAACCGTCCTTTTCCCGCTTATAGACTTTCAGCGGCAGCGTTGATACCGATTCACTCAGCAACCGTGCGCAGGCCCAGACGGCGGACAACATGAGCGCCTTATCGACGGTCACCGTTTTACCGCTACTGCTGGTTCCCATCCACTCTTGCCAAAATGTGCCGGTGGTCAAACTGATAGGTACACCGAGCCAATTTAAAAGGGCGCTTTTTACGCGCCCCGGTTGTTTTTTGGATTTCATCAGACACCTATCATTATCGGATCTTCGAAGAAGTCGGTTAAGTCCTGTTTATCATCGCCGCCGTTGACCAGTAACCGGCTCTTCGCCGTAAACAGTGCAACCGGTCCGTCGATTTTGTTTTCCGGGGTCGATTTATTGGGGAAGATATTGTCGTTTTTGTCAGGTTTAACCGTGACGTTTGACATCATCCAGGTCATCACCGGGTTACCGTCGTGGTGGATTTTGCTTCCGTACACATCGGCCTGTACTGACTTCATCGCCTCAGACAGGTTTTTAACTGTCTGTGCAACCTCAACCAGCGGCAATCCCTCTTCAGCCAGTGCCAAACTAAACTGTGTTGCACTCCACGGGTCGAACGCGATTTCCTTCAGGCTTTCGCCTTTTACCCACTCTTCCACTTCGGCTTTGATGTAGCCGTGATCGATAACGTCACCATCGGTTAAGTCCAGATAACCCGCATCTGCCCACTTCCGGTACAATTCGGATATATGCTTCGGCGCGGTCTCCAGTCTTCCCTCTGGGATCCAGAATTTCGATTTCGTGTGAGTGTGTCCGGATGGAGAACGCCACGTTTTAACCGCGGCGCAAATATCGATTTTGTTCGCAAGATCGATACCTACCCAAAGCGGCCAGTTACGCAACTCATCATCGGGCGCAATATCTGCACACTTCGCCCAGCGGTCCATATCCATCCAGGCACTTTCAGCCGTCACCCAGATATTTAGATGCTTCGTAAAGAAATTCGGACGGGCGGCGATCTGCTCTTTCGCCTTTTTTGCAAGACGGCGCATATCGTCCCAGCGCTTACAGATGCCAAGCCCCGGATTCGCCTTCGGCCAGTTCTTTTCATCGAACGGGTCGTCGTCTTCATCCAGCGTATAAATGACAGCAAAATAAGTGTCATCGTCCACCACGCCACGCAGCACTTTTATCGCGTAGTCGCGCTGTTCGAAACAGATACCCTCTTTGTTAGAACCTGCGGTCGTAATGGCAAACAGCAATGATTGAAGACGCGCGCCGGTGGCCGTTTCCAATACGTCCCAGACGTCACGGGTGCGGTGAGCGTGAAGCTCATCCACGATCCCGCAATGAATGTTCAGACCGTCGAGGTTATTTGCGTCGCTGGAAAGCGGTTCAAACTTCGAGGCTGTTCTCTCCTGATGGATGTTCAGTTTGACGTGACCAAACAGTCTGCCCAGTGTCCGGGGGGCTTTCTTGATCATGTTCTTTGCATCATCGAACACGATTCTGGCCTGGTCACGGGTGGTTGCAGCTGAGTAAACCTCGGCGCCGCCCTCTCCGTCCGCGCCGGTCATGTACAGGCCAATCCCCGAGGAGAGGGTCGACTTAGCGTTTTTACGCGCCACCTCGTTATAGGCAGTACGGAAGCGGCGAACCATAATTGCATCGCCGTCGTCATCGAAAACCTGTTCCCCGGTCATTTCATCGATCAGGGGGATAACGAAGCCAAAAAGATTTATCAGAATGAAGATATCCCACGCCATCAGCTCTATCGGCTTGCCAGCCAGTGCGCCTTTTACGTGGGGGACGAAGTTATAGAAATCGAGGATGTGCTGGGCGCGATCCTCACTGAAGTAGACGCCGCGTTCCGGCCCATGCTCTAAATCGTTAAGGAATCGTTGGCACGAAAGCCGCACCAGTTCGCCAGCAACAATCTCGCCGGAGAGCACGCGCTCGGCGTACTGGATACCATCCGAAACCGTTGCCATTCATCATTTGCGCTTTTTCAAAAATTCTTCGAGTGGGTCAGCTTCCCCTTTCCCTTCGCTGCTGACTTTGCTGCGAGCGGCTGGGGTCATGCCGAATTCAGACATCATTGCCCGCAAACGTTTCCAGGCATCGGACATCATCGCAACCTGTGGATGGGCTTTTACTAACGTCTCACCCTGCATGTTCTTTACGTTGTAGGTCTCGCCAACCTGGTCAATCACATCACGGTGTTTTCGCCATTCAACATACGCGCCGATGAGAAGTTCAAGCGCCATGCCATCAAGCTTGGTGATCACATTGGAGCAATCCAACTCTTCCCCTATCCGTTTGAACCAGTACTTTTCCTGCTTGTTAAAATGCTTCGGAATTTGGGGTACCCCAGAAGGGGGTTTTGGCTCTGCCTTGTTCAAGGCCCTTTTCGATGGGTTACCCTTGACCAAACGCAGAGCTGTCGGGGTTCTCGGCGGTCCGGACATGATTGAAAACTCCTATTAATCGATCCTCAGGGGACCCCTAAAAAAGATTTGTAACCTGCGGGCTTGCGACAAAGAGTAAGGCGGCGGTCCTGAGGCGCTAAAGGCCTGAACTCTCAACCCGCCCTCCCCTCTTGATGAGAACCATTATCGATTGAGCCGTTCGCGGCCTGTTTTCGCCCGATGGCAGGGCCAGCACAGGCTTTCGAGGTTGTCCGGGGCATCGGTACCCCCATTGGCTTTGGCTGTGATGTGGTCGACGGTCGTGGCAGGTGTGATCCTGCCCTGCCGCGCGCACTCCTGGCACAGGTGCTTATCACGACCGAGGATCATCGGCCGGAGTTTGTCCCAGCTGGTGCCGTAGCCGCGTTCATGCCGTGACTGTCCCCGCTGGTGCTGCTGCCATCCCTCATTACGGTGCGTCTCACAATAACCAGAACGGTCTGTCGTGGTTCGCCCGCATCCGTGCTTACGGCATGCACGGGGAATTGCTGCTGGCATATTGGTTTCCCTATCAGGGGGACACAGCCAGACGCCATGCGCGCCGCCGTTCAACCCTTGGTTGATTGTCTGGGTGTCGCTCGACTGTGAGGCCGTCAGCATGATCCACCAGCGAGTAGCAGGGATAGATGACCTTGCCGCCTAGAGCGTCACCGACCGCATAGTCAGCCGCTTTGGTTCGGTTCCAGTTCTGGATGATGCGGCTTAGTCCGCTGACTGGCGGGCTGTAGCACACGCCATGAATCAGGCGATCCATCGTGATGTAATCGCCGCGACGCTTATCGGCATCAATCAGGCTGGCTGCTATCTGCTGCTGATACTGTGGCGGGCGGCCGGTACCCAGATAGAAACTGATGAGGTGATCGGGGAACCGGGTCACCCATTCACGTACTGAATCGGTGAAGCCAGGCAGCAGAAGCGCGTCATCTTCCATTATCACTACACGGCATTCCTGCTGGCTGGCCCACCCGATAGCGCGCCGATGATTCCAGTTGGCGCCATTGTCCCCTTCATCCATCAGCAGGTGAGCATCAAGCAGGTGCGCAAGTTGGCTGGCCTGATGCCGCCGGGAATGATGGCCGACCACCACAACCTTTATTTGTGCTTCCACCAGGCGAACTCCTTACCCATACCATCATCAGATTTAAAAACGGTGTGGATCTTCGGCCCGGTAACGATGCGGTCACCGAATGACTTTGCAGCCATCCCAAATGCTCCCATATCAACCGCGGTCGCTGGCGCTGTTTCCATCTTCCAGAACCGCTGGCTCTCAATGCGGTAATGCAGCCTGACGATCCGGTGTGCGAACTCCATCACGTCAGCGCGCGAGCCGCCGAGGAGACCGGCGTTAAGCAGTGGGTCATCGCGGTGCTGATCAATGAATTCTCCGTATGCGCGCCCGTGGTGATTGGCCTTCATCCATCCGTCGGCGTAAGTCTTATGCTCAGAGCCAACGTATATCTTGCCGGGTACCATCTCAGCCCAAGGTTCACGCAGCATCTCGACGTCAGTCCCATCCGTACACCACACGAACCGGTATTCAGGATGCGCTCTGAGGTGCTGATAGATGTGAACCCAGCGGGCAAAGTACGGGCTCATCTGAACCGCGGGCACCATAACCAGAGAAGCACCAGCAGGTGCAACACTGAGCTGGTCAGCCAGCACCACAGCGGCAGCGCCGCGGATTGAAGACGACCAGGCAGAAAGAACTGATTGGTCGGGCTTCATTGCAGCTGCACGCTGGGGATCTGGCTGGCTGGTCAGCAGGGTCGTGATGACCACGTCACGCTCACGCCGATAAGGGGCAAAGCCGGTATAGCCAGCATCACGCCTGCCGTTGTAAATCCCGACGTTGCGCTTTACCAGCGCCTCACGGTCAGGCCGAGGAACAGAACGCTCGACAGACATGTGCTCATCGAGGGAATGGATCAGCTTTTCCGAACCAGTCACATCAGCGAATGCCCACGTAGATAGGCCAGCGTTATGGATGCGCAGCGCCAGATCGGGATGTTCGTACATGCCACGACCATAAACCGGGTCAAACCCGCCGACCTTCTCAATCGCGCTGCGGTGGTAATACAGCATCACGCCGCGCTGGCCGGTGTAAGCAATATGCCGGTCATCACGATATAAAATCGTCATGTCTTTAATTTTGTGCGGGGTGCTCACATCGAGAAACTGGTAAGCCAAGTGAGGTTCAGGTGATTCGACGTATGGGATGTGCCAGTTATCGCTGATCGGATAAGCGTCGTCATCCCACAGGAAAAGGTGCTCACAGCCAGCATCAATCAGAGCCTCGAGGCTCCGGTTCTTCGAAGCCACGATACCGAATGATTTCTCATGTCTGATTATTTCGATACCGGCGGCCGTGGCTGCTGGCGCTGAACCATCATCAATCACGATCAACTTAGCGCCAGCCGGGAAGTGCTTCAGATGTTGCTCAATCGTATTCGAAAAAACAGCAGGCCGGTTATGCGTCGTGATGGCGATTCCAATCCGAGAGCCCGAATTACACGTAGGCGCATACTGGACACCATCTATAGAGACCTGCATAAAAGCTCCCATAAAAAAAACCGCTCGAAGGCGGCTTTGGGTTATTCAATTGGCTTCCATTGCTCAACAACATATTCGCGATGGTCAATTTCAACCACTCCCGCGTTCGGGTAGTCAATGCGTCTTTCGCCTAAGTAGGTTACTTGAACCTCATGAATGCCCATTCTAACGAATATCACCTGCCCAACTTCTGGTTCCTCAACTTCAATATTAATCCAGTCCATTTTGCTATCCTTTGGTTACGTTGAATCTAAAAGATAATAGCAATAAAAAACAGACCCAAGGCAGTAGTGTTAACTTCTGATTTTGTCGATATCGCCTTTAGCTAATACGAATTTTTCTGGATTTTTTTCAATCAGCATATATCTACCGCTTTGTACCTTATTTATAAAAGTAGGGATTTGCGCCCCTCGTTCGTATGGGGAAAAAGCCAAGGAACTCACAAATTGATTTTTTATATCGAGATATTCAATATCGAATTCAACATCTTTCCATTGAACGGCGTTTAAACTAAATGCCTTAGGGGTCATGATTGAAACGATGACATCAGTCATAATTGATTCCTCATCAAAAGTGAGTCCCAATTTTATCATATTTCAAAAACTATTTTTCAATCCGCCCAGTCAGGCTCACTTAACCTTGCAACGCTTCTGAGCTTCAGTGGCATAGCCCTGAAGGTATAGGATCACTTCGGCGTCTCTGCTGGTTGACTCTCTGAGACTGAGAACAGCTGATCCACCTGCTGGCGTGAGGTCGATTTGTACTGCATCGCCCAGGCTGCCGGTGCCGGAAGTGCTGTTCCTGATAAGCTGGCTGGTGGCAAGGTTTGCGGCGGCGATCCGCACCCGGCGAGTGCCAGCAGCGACATCAGCGCGCAAACGGTCATTCTTGGCCTGTTCATCTGCCATTTCCTTCGTGTGCTTAGCATCAAGGTCCGCCAGCGCGGCCTGTGCCGCTTCGGTGCGCTTCTGCTGGTTGGTCAGGTCTATCACTGCCTGATCGCTTTGTTTCTTCAGCGCGGCGGTGTGGGATTCATTCAGTTTGGAAACTTCAGCGTCCCAGCGAAGCCCTTCTATCCACCACGCCAACGCGGCAGCCGCAACAATGGCAACGGCCGTTTTCCAGTAAGCTTTCAGCAGAGCAGTAAAAAGAGATGTTTCCACTGGCGGATCCTCAGATGCCTAAAGCCTTTTTGGCGACCGCGTAACGGGCCTGACGGTCAGCCAGACCGTTGTCACCGCCGTTAATGCGTTTGGTCAGCCCCACAAAGTCGCCAGAATCGGCAAAGCTGTTGCAGTTATTGGCCTTCCAGAACCAGCCCGCCGACCGCGCCGCGCATTCATCCTGCAGGAGCAGATCAGGGTTGCTGATCAGGTCGATGCCCAGCGCGCGACCACAGGCCAGATAATTATCGAGGAACGTGATTTGCTTCAGCCCTCGACCACGGAATTTATAACCATCGCCCGCCGCTTTGTTGCCGTACCGGCCACCATAGGCAAGATTGGCAATGGCACGCTGGCGTTCTACCGGCAGAGGTCCCTCCCCATTCCGGCGCCCCAGCTGTTCCCGTTGTGATGCTGTGAGGCGGGTAAACACAGACAGCCCGGCGATCGAATAGTTGAAGGACTCGACCAGGGTTTTGAATCCGCCGGATTCATGCCCTATCTGCGCAATGAATGCTGCCTGGCGCGCTGGCGTGGAAATATCGAATTCAGCCATCGTTGATACCAGGTGCGGATACCAGCGCGTGGCTAAGTCGGCGCTAAGTGAAGCCGCCCGGGTAAATTGGTCTTTTGTCATTGCGGAAGTCTCAGGACTTTAATGATTTTCGCCACGTTGCCGCGCGTGACGAATAACGCGATGCAAATAACGACGTTCAGTAAGAAGATGGCTAAGCGCGTACCATCGTAATGATCGAACAGGAAGCGCAGCGGGACATGGCCGTAAATCAGGATCAGCAAGTAGGCCAACCACGATGCCCAGCGGCGATGCGTCGCCCCCTGCTTACGAAAGAAACACAGCCGGATAACAACCAGCGTACACACCACCACGTTCAGGATTACCAGCGGGTCATTTATTACCACTTTGCCCCCTCCACCGATCAATCAGTGATGTTGGGTTCTTTGCCCGGTTGCTGGCGAACGTAAGCAACTGCACCGCCAGTGCGGAGATGATCACCGCTCCCAAGGCATCCAATGGTTTATCAGGGTAACTGAGCCAGGCCGCCAACTTAGCGCCAGCAACACCGGCACCGAGCAGGCCACACATGAATGAAACACCAAAATACGAAATGCGGCGCCACGCTGACAGGTCAACGGCTGACGTGACGTAGAAGACAGCACCAGCAAAGGCACCGAAAACCACGCCGTAATCCAGACCGGTGAACCAGCCGAAGACGCCAACTGTGGCAAGCGCCGCTGAAGCCGCTGAAGCTGATACCGGCTCGGACATTGATAAACCCCTTATCGCTGTTGGTGTCCTCACAACCGAATTGAGGGCATAAAAAAACCGCATATATGCGGCGGGATAATGATTCGGTATGTAATTTATGGTAAATAAATACAAGCAATACGAAAATTCTTAAAAAGGTAGCTTATGAAGATCAAATGGCTTGTTGGTGTTTTTTTGCTTAGCTCTCTACACAACGCGTACGCTGAAGCTCCACCTATTATTGCAGGATGGACATATCTCTCTGGTAATGACGAGGTATCTGAGTACGGTAAAAATGGCTCTGGAGAAATTTCTAAAGGCATAAGATCTATGATCATTCAATTTGTGCCTGGTCCAACTACAAAGGATAAATCTGTTTATTACAGCAAGTTCACAATTTCGGACTTGGATTGCAAAAAGGAATATGGGGTTATCAAACTTTACAATCTCTCTGGCGGCCTCACCAATAATATTGACTATGTAAAAGGTGGTAGCAGCATTGCTGCGTCAGCTGCTGACCTTCTTTGTAGTATCGACTTTAGCAAGTACAAATAACTTGTTGAGTGCACTGATGGCCTCTAACAACAAGAAAACCCCGTGAAGACGGGGTTCTGAGATTACTTAAGCTTTGTGACTACGTGACCACTCTTAACACGTTACAAGCAAATTTGCGGACCGCGTTAGTGATTTTTTCTTCAATATAATTTATGTTTGCTTACACACAGCTTACTCAAAACTAAAAGAAGCCGGGCAACCCAGGTTGCAACCTCTGGCTGCTGAATTTTTGTTCCACAAGGAGTTCGTATTGGACGATAATAAGGTTACTATTAACTCAGAGGATGAAGCCTTTGAGTATGTTCAGCAGTACCTATCTGGCTATTCCTTACCTGAGCATATTTCTTTTGATGGTTGGCCGAACCTAACGTTTCGCTTAACTGGCAAAAAATTTAATAACAGTCTTACTCCTTCAGTGATGAAAGGTTTTGTTGAGATGCAGGCGCAGATCAATAAATCTTACGCATTAGCCAAATACGGCGTCCCAGACTCAAGAAAACTGACTAAAGAAGAGCTGGATGCCTTAGAGATAGAGGTAACTGTTGAAAAAGGTTCGTCAATTGTCGAAGTAAATATTGACGGATTTTTAACCAAACTTATGCAGGAATTAATCGGCAAAATGAGCCCTCAAGAAATCGTCATCATCGTTCTGGGCGCCGCCTTGATATGGGGTGGCACATCCCTTTTCAAAAAATTCCTTGATAACCGCAAAGAGATTCGCATGGCTGAAATCGCTAAAGATGGCGATAAAGCGCACTTGAAAACCATGGAAACTATGAGTTCCCATGAAACCGAACGACTTAAGGTTGTCCAGCAAATCATCCATGAAAAGCCGTTATTAGATAACATGGAGCGCATGTCTTATGATGCTAAGACCGAAATGGTCAAGTCATTTGTTAGAGCCGACACAGCAGAAATTGGTGGTGTCCAACTAGATTCTGATATGGCAAGTGAACTCACTAAAAACGCTCGCAGGCGCTCTACTGAGATGCGTGTGGATGGAATCTATCGCATTGAAGAAGTCAACAACACTGACCCTGAGTCATTTAAGGTGAAAGTTCGCCGAGTTGGTGGTGATCAGCGTTTAACATGTGTCGTTCAAGATATCTTCTTGGATGAGTCAGGTAACAAAGATGCCCTTCAGAAAGCCGAATGGGAGAGAAAACCTGTTCACTTAAGCATTAACGCTAAACATGTTGATGGTGAAATTAAGTCTGCGGTCATCCTGTATGTTAAAGACGTTGAAGAAAAGCCCGAGTGATCGGGCTTTGTTCTTTAAACTTCCATCTCAAGCCTAACATCAAGCATCGACAAGCAGCCTTCGATAAAACCTTCTGCCATTTGTAATTTTATACGGATCATCTTTTCGTCGCAGCGATACTTTTTAGCTATCCTGCGTTTAGGAATATCCTTTATGTAATGGTCATGAATGAATTTCCACTCATCAGGTCGCTTCTGCTTAAGTTTGCCCACACATGAGTCAATGATCATCGCGTCTGAATCGGTGCAGCTAGCCGAGCTTGCCGATTCAGGTAACAAACCTTTGAACCCTGCTGCTATAGGCGAGAATTCCATTTCATATCTATGCCGAGACCATACACCCCAACGCTCTAAAACCAGTTGAATATCACGCATTATTCTCTCCACACTTATTTTTGCTTGCCCGTAGCGATAACACCCATCGCCAGCGCGCGGTCTAATGTCGTCAGTAACAGGTGTTCCTGTGTACCGTGTTCTTCTTCCCAATCCGGGGTATTCGCATGAAGTAAGTCGTGACACCGTCTGCACAGCGGGATCACGAACAGGTCATGCGCCTTTGTTGCCATACCGCCAAAACCATTGCCGGTGATGTGGTGCGGATCGTCAGACCCGTTGCCACAGCCGCAGCATGGCTGGCGCTTTACCCATTGGGTGTATTTCGTGTTTTCGTACCGGCGGCGCTTCGGGCGCAGCATGAAGGATTCAGGGGTTTCCGGATCAACGGCCAGCGCCAGCACCGGTTTGATGTTGCTCGCCAGCACTTCACGTGGCTCGCGTTCGCCGGGGTTGATATCGGATTCCTTCAGCTGTTCGCCCGGCGGCCGGTATCTCATCCCCAGCGCCTCGCAGATAATTTCCTCCGGCAGATGGGACGCCAGACCGTTACTAATTGCCCACCAGCAAAGCTCCGGCAAAGTCAGTTGGTGTCCGGCAGGTAACCGGGAGCGTGCACGGATCATCTCAGAGACAAATTCAGTGGCGTTCGCCCGGGCAGCCGCATCAAGTTTCACGGATTCTTTCCCGTGATATTCGTTGTCATGGGACCAGCACAGGGACACCACGCCATGCCCACGGCGAGACTGAACCAGTTCGTGATGATGGTACTGGCCGCCAAAGTCGGTGCATTGGCAGCCGCGATTGCGCTTAACCCACAACGTGAGGGCATCCCACCCGCCAACCAGATTGATAATCGGCTCTGATGTAAGAAATATTGCAAGGCGCGGATCACGCGATAACGGTTGAGCCTCCACAGGTACCAGTCCGTCTGCCGCGCCCCGCAGGTCAGCCGGTTCATCGGTGATCAACAGGCGTTTTCCGCTGAAATGCTGCAGCAGGTCGCCCGGCGGCCGTAACAACACGATCCCCAGATCCCGCTGCGGGTATGGTTTCAGTAATGCTCTCACGCGGCGTTCTCCTGTTTCTTCCGAAGATGCTCAGCCCACAGCCCGGCGACCCACTGAATACCTTTCGGGGTAAACCTTGCCTGTCGGAATGCATGCTGATTATTCGGATTGGTACCTGTCTTCATTTCAAAACGGCCAGCGGCTGTATGCGTGCTGTAGGGCGTGAACTGACCGTCCTGCCGGTAAATAATTTTTTCATCGATGAGGAATAAACGAAATTCAGGTTCTTTTGCCTTGAGCAGCTTGCAGACTGACCGGAATCCCATAGACCCTTTCGCAATGACGTACTGATCAACGAAATCAACTTTCGGCGCGGCCAGCGCCAGCTGAGATTCCAGTGCCTGTTTTTCATCGGCCAGATCAGCTGCCAGGCGGAGAGCTTCCGGCAATGACTGGGGTAACTGGTTTTTCAATTCCAGCTCCTGCCAGCGGTCAACTACTGCGGCGGTGAACTCGGGCGACAGCCGGGCAACCAGCACCAGCGAGTCGCGCTTATTGAACCAATACTCCTGATATTCTTCCCCGTTCTGTTCGTGTTGATAGGGGGTGTGCTCCAACGGCGCGCTTAAAATACCAGCAACCACCAGCCGTTCTGCCGACCGTTTGACATTGCTGTGCTTACTCTGCACCAGCGCAGCAATCTCACGGCTCGACATCGTTACCACTTTTCCTGACAGCAAACTGTTCGACATAAATACCCCACACGTTAAGCCGGCTGCACACCGGCGGGTTTGAAATCAGTAATCGTTATTTCTGCCTTCCCATCTTTGGTAACCGGTCCCCATTCGACCGTCATGCGTTTGACCTGGCTGTCGTCCTTCCAGATCCCCGCGTGGGTAAGGCCATCAAACAACGCCTTCTGGAAATTATCTAAATCGCGTTTCGCTCTGGTCGGCGGGAACAGAACCAGATGCACATCCAGCTCAGTCAGCAGCGCCGGTGGCCGGCAGCGCAACTGCTGATAAATCGCCGCCAGCGCATTTGACCGGAAGATCCGCCCGCGCTCGCTGATCAACACGCCTTTTCTGGTGGAGCGCCAGTAACCGTTGACGCTAGGCGGGAATGGCAGGATCAGTTGCATGCAACCTCCCCCGCCTTGATCAGGCTATTCAGCACAGAGTCAGCATGTTCCCGCGCAGCGGTGTAATCAGTGGGATGCAGCTCCCCCTCCGGGGAGACTGCTTTTAACCAACCGCGATAAGCATCAAGCCAAATATTTTGGAGTTGATTCACGCGGCCACCTCTTTATCAGCGCCACACATTTCCGGCAGGTTGGCGCGCACCAGAGCTTCTGCGAACGGTGGCGGAACCGCGTTGCCACAGCGGGCGACCTGTTTGTCTTTTGCGTATTTAGTGCCGCGATAGTCCTGATCGATGATGTACCAGCTCGGGAAGCCCTGTGCCGCGTAAAGCTCGTGCGGTTGCAACATGCGCATTCCGATATCAACGATCTGATAATCAACACCCTCGACCGTGACCAGGCCAAACCGGTCATTCGTGGTTACGGTGTGCAGGGATTCATCCAGGCTGACGCCTTCTTTTTCGTTGCCGTAATACTTGAGTAAGAAAGCGCGAACCTCTCCGATATGCAGGCCGCCGGCAGTGATGGTTGGGGCTGGTTGAGTGACGGGCTGGCCGTCTTTGCAGGTGCCACGCAACTTAATCAGATTGGATGTGACCAGCGCATGATGATCGGTGGTGGTAACGGTGTGAGCTGGTGCATCCATCGCCGCGCCAGCACCGGTGTAGTTACCGCCGAAGTGTTTCGCGAGGAAAGCCGTGCATAACTGACTTTTGCCGCCACCGCCCGCCGTGATAGTGCCGTTTGGCTCATCAGCAGCGTGTCCAACACTGTTGCCAAACTGCCGGGCGATCACCGGGGCCACCAACAGGTGTTCTGCTTTGCTGGTTACAGTGGTAAGTGGTTTGCCAGCTTCATACGCCATGCGGTCGCCACCAAAGCCTGTTTGTCCGATACGAGCAATGATTGGCGCTACCACCGCAAACTTATTGCCGCCAGCAGTTACCGTGCCGATCGGTTTTTCGATATTCAGTGCACGGGGAGCCTGTCCTTCACGTTCGCCATAACCCATCTGAATCAGTGCTGGTGCCAGGGTTGCTTCAACCATGCCCAAAGCATGCCCATTCCCACCCGGGCGTTCTGAACTGCCAGCGGTGATCGTCGGCAATGGCTCATCAACTTCCTGACCAGTCGCACCGGTGCGGAATTTGGTGATGTGCGGGGTAACGACCGCATAACCGTGGGTTTTGGTGATCGTCTGAAGTGGCTCATCCAGCGCCTGACCACGGAAGCAGTTATAAACGGATTTGGTGCTGGTGTGATTGCACTTCACGATAAACGGCGTCGGGTTGTCGATTACAAAGCGCTGGATACCACGGGCAATACGTTTCAGGGTGTTCTCTGCCAGCGGCTTTTTGCGTTCGAAGATGCTCGGGCATGGGATAGACCAATCAATGCACTCGGCTGCGATGCGGTATGGCGCCAGCTTGCCGCTCTGTACATCGAGAGACTTGGGATCGCCGTGGCTGGCCAATGGCCACTGAACCGGCTGGCCATCACAACGCATCACCATGAAGAACCGGCGGCGAATGGTCGGCGCGCCGAAATCGCAGGCACGTAACTCGCGGTGATCGACAACATAGCCCAGACCGGCCACCAGACGGCGGACATCGTCGCTGTTCACATCGATGTTCAGCACTTCGCAGCACTCGGCAATTGCTGGATGATCAGCCGGAACGCCCGTGGTCAGCATGCCAATGAACGCGGCAAAGGTTTCGCCAGCAAGCGCCGGATCCGGATGTTCGGTGCCGTCTTCTGCGGTAAGCAGCGGACCCCACGTTTTAAATTCTTCGACGTTCTCCAACATCATCACGCGCGGGCGCTTCGCCAGTGCCCAGCGGATCACAATCCAGGCCAGACCACGGATTTCTTTTTTTACCGGTTTGCTGCCCTTCGCTTTGCTGAAGTGACGGCAATCCGGGCTGAACCATGCCAGGCCAACGGGACGCCCAGCGGTCGCCGCAACAGGATCAACGTCGAACACCGATTCGCAGTAATGCAGCGTTTCAGGGTGATTGGTGCTGTGCATAGCAATGGCGTTCTCATCATGGTTGATCGCGATATCCACGCTGCGGCCCGTTGCCATTTCAATACCGGTGCTCGCACCGCCGCCGCCCGCAAAATTGTCTACGATGATTTCTTTCATGCTGTTGCTCCCATTGCGCGGGCCAGTGTGCCAGCGGTGTTAATGATTTCAGCCGTTGGCAGGCCGTCCATTCTCAGGCGATTGATGTGGTGACGCAGTTTGTTCTGGAGGTGGGCGGCAAGGTTTGAAGACTCAGCCACCTGGTCGAAGAGGTAATGCACTTCGGCTGGCCACACCTGATTATTGGTTTCTGGTACCGGAATAATTTCGGGAATATTTTGCGGTTGGTTTTGTTGTAAGGCGCCAGCCTGCACAGCCAGATAATGACCGGCTAAGGATTTCACGCGGGAATTGCGCGCAGGCGGAATCGTGGTGAAGGTCGCAGGCACCAGCTCGATATCGTTGAACGGGTTTTCATTACCCCAGTGATGCCAGCCAGCAGCATCACCACGGCTGAACAGCTCAATGCGGGATACTGATCCGTAAAGCTCTTCGAGACGGAAGCGCACCTCGGCTGGCTTTTCGCTATGCTCGCCGCGGCAGCTGTATACCACCTGCTTAACGCTGGCGCTGAGACGATCGAGGCCAGAACCGCGAACTGCGATCAGCACGTCTTCGGTATTGCCGCGCGTATAGTTGCCGCCATTCATAACCGTTTCGACGTTCAAAGTTTCCATGAAGTCTTCAAGGTCCATCATGGTCTGCTCTGCCAGTGCGCGCTCAATGCGGCTGCGGGCCTGTTCGTAGAGTTTCACCCAGGTGAAGCCCTTCATGGTTTTGACTTTAAAGCCCCACGCCTGCGCCAGCTCAACCGCTTCTGAAGCAAAATTGCCGGTGTACCACATTGCGAGAACGGCGTTTTCATCAGCTATACTCCACACCGGAAGGCGCTTCATTGCTTCGATTGGCATAGTGCTGTAATGGTAGCCCGCTGCGCCATTGCTTATCTTGTTGGAATACTGCCAAGCCGGATCGGCGTAAATCAGTTGGTAGCTCATGCTTTCACTCCCTGCTGGCGCTGGGCGCATTCTTTCCAGATGCGGTTCCAAGTGCTGATCGCGAAATCACTACGCATACCGCGCACGCTTGCCTTACTTGCCTCGGTGCAAACCAGTTTTTCCAAATCACTCGGGGCTTTGGCCGCCGCAACGCCACTGATGAACCGGCGGTAAGCTGAATCGCGTTCTGAGGTATCAACAGCTACTTCGCCGCGATCCCACTTACCGTTTTTACGGGCTGGGCGGCCAGCACGATTCCATGCGTTGGCTCCCTCGAGGTAGCCAGGGAACTTTGAAGGCTGGAACAGCGTGGACGGTCGCAGGTACTCGGCCATTTCCAGATCTCCGCCCCACTTGGCATGCATGTAATCAACGGTCAGTTGCTGTTCTTCACGGGTGAAGCCTTCACGCAGTCTGGCGCGGATGTTATCCAGTGAGGATTTGCTGACCTGATAGCGTGAGCCTGTCGTCTGGTTCAGGTAATTCAGAACCTGTTTAGCCTGATCAGTAATTTCGACTTCTGCGTCGGTCTGCGCAGCAGGCTGACAAGGGGTTTTAATATCTGATGGATCTTGTTTTGAATTTACTAACGGATCCCCCCCAGATTCTGGCGGGTGAAAACCGGTATTCGTGCTTGATTTTGATGCGTCGGATTTTGACCGGTCAGAATTTGATGTGTCAGATTTTGATGTGTCAGAATCTGACGGTTCAGCAGCAGCACGAAGCTTAGCGATATTCAGCTGGTACATGTTCGATGTGTTGCGGTTTCCCTTGCGGCGCTGGGTACTGGTGATCCAGCCGTCAGCCTCAAGTTTGCCAAGCGTTGTACGCACAGTGCTTTCACCTGCACCCAGCTGGCGGGCAATCGTAGTGATAGACGGCCAGCACAGGCCCTCGTCAGAACTGAAGTCAGCGAGGCGCGCCATAATGGCCACCGCCGATATTTTTAAACCGGCAGCAGCGCAACCATCCCAGACATATGCGGATAACTTAACGCTCATAGGACCCTCTTAAACTTTCGCCGGAATTGTTCAGTAGGCTGGGCACACTCATGCGGGTAACCGGTGCGCATGAAGATGACGCGATCCCCTGCTCTGTCGAAGCCCACGACGTGTACCACAACGCCCCGCCAATCCTTGTAGTTCCGGTCCAGCTTCTGGATTTCTTCAGACATGCGCTCACCTTCCGGCTGTGCTCACAGACATAACCTACCCACCACGCCGCGAACTGGTAGTTGCAGGGGATCCAGCGGTTACCTATCATCACTTCATACGAAAGAGAGCCAGCGACCCCGCCTGTCGCAACACAGCGGATTTGCGGAACGCCAGCTTTTATGAGTAGACTGTTCATGCGTTAATTACTCCACACACGTTTTTAATGCACCGACGCCTCGGGACTGCACTCCTGAGGCGTCAACCTTTTCATGCAAAGCCACCACTGACTTCACATACTCATCGCGGGCAGCTAAATGCTTACGATGCAGAGCCATAATTTCGGCCTTTTCGTCCTGGTCAATAACGCCATCATCTGCAATTGACGCATTGATTTGCTGATCAACCTTCCCGCTCTTTGCAGCTACCTTTACCCCTTTGATAAACAGATCAACGTGGTCCAGTTCGTCACGATTGGGGATTTCAACGAAAAACCCCCCACGGCGCTGAGCAAAATAATCCGCCAGATGGTTGGTACCGCTGATGTCTTCCATCGCCTCCAATTCAACGATTTCGAAGAACCGGCAGCCGTTTTTTTCGTACAGGTTGTTGTTGAACTGCGTTTCAGTCATTCCCAGAGCGCCAGCCATTGCTGATCGACCGCCGGGATAGGCTTTGCACATCGCTTTAACTACTGATTTCAGGTCTACCATTTCTCATTTCCTTCGGTAGTTATGCTCATGCCGTTTGGGAAGTAGTATTCCCGTAGATATCAGGCCGTAATTGACTCTTGGTAACAGCGCCAGCGGTTTCTTCTTCAAGACGTTGTGCAAGTGAAAAACCTGCTTTTTTGTAGCCATTGAAAACGAGTCTGAGATAACCACTGCTGCTACCGACTTTTTTAGCCAGGGCGTTTTGCTCTGGTTTCGTTAAAGCATCCCAATAGTTTTTAATCATATGTACCTCCGAGATACATTATGCACTATTTAAATGAACCCGCAAGATACTTGTACCCAATAGGTACACGAAGTTTAATGAGTGTATGAAGACAAACGATGAAATCCGGCGGGATAACGCCAGGAAGCTCAGAGATAGTGCCGGGGGAAATTCTTCCTTTGCGGGCCTAATCGAAAGAGAACCAACCCAAGTCAGCCGAGTGATCGGGAAGAATCCTACGAAAAAAATCGGGGATGATTTGGCACGTCACATTGAAAAGTGCTTTGATTTACCAGATGGCTGGTTGGACAAGGAACATCAGGCCACGAATATAACTTCAGCTCCGGATGTCACTGACACCGAACTCACCATTCAAATGGTGCCGGTGATTTCATGGGTTCAGGCTGGAGCTTGGACTGAAATTGGTTATTCCGAGGTAGATTTGAGTTTATCCGAAACATATCCCTGTCCGGTCCCTTGCGGGCCTATGACCTACATTCTTCGAGTCATTGGCGATTCAATGATCGATGAGTATCGTCCAGGCGATATGATTTTCGTTGATCCCGAGGTTGCACCTGTCCACGGTGATGATGTGGTCGCGTTGCTGCTTGATTCCGGGGAGACAACGTTTAAAAGACTCGTTGAGGATGCGGGAACAAAGTACCTGAAAGCCTTAAATAAGGGCTGGCCAGATCAGTACATCAAAATTGATGGTAATTGTTCAATAATTGGCACTGTTATTTTCTCAGGAAAACCAAGACGTTATAGAGCCTAATTAAATTATTTTCACGAAACCTGCTTCGGCAGGTTTTTTTTCGCCTTGACAATGTACCCCGCAGATACATAATGTATCCATAAGGAACACACGCAACGGCAAGAACGCAGCAGCTTAATGAGGTATCAGGATGGATAAAGTTGATGAACCGAAGCTTCTCGTATTCCCTGCTGGGTGGTCAGTAAAACCGTTGTACGACAAATGTCCTTGCTGCGGGTTCGATTTAAATCAGTTTGTAGAAGCCCCAAACAAGAAGACATATGCCGATGCCATCAAAAAGCAAACCGAACGGTCGCGGGTTCCAGGAGTGGTCAGTCCATTTAAGTGTGGGAGTAGTGGCAGTTCTTGGCTGCACCGTTTCGTTAAGTGGATGGTTAATCCACTCTCCGACACCATAAATTATGCACCCGAGACCAATCACAAAAGTCTGTTTAGTCGGGTAATTGGGAAGAAGTCCAGCACCATTGAGAAGAACAACAAAAGTACCAATGACGATTAACACTTTGTACCAAGCGTCTAACGCCAATTTTGATAAAGGATTTTCCATAGGTTTCAATTTCTTGGTTGCGTGAGAACTCCCAAGATACCACCGCCGCCTGAGGTGGAGAAGTGACCAGGCACACAACGGGAAGAACACTGGGGGGGTTGATGAACTCACTTACCATAAACCCAGTATGACCACAGTCCCAGTGTTCTTCCCGTTGTCGTGAATGCGCAGGCTGATGCGCACCTGTAATAGCCAGATGGATGGAAATAGGAGACTTGGGACGTGGCTGAAAGTATGCCAGCAAATACCATCCGTGCCGGGATCAGCTCCGGCCACCGCAACCGCGAGTTGATCCAGCGCGTTATCTGGTCAGTGACCTGCCTGCACTCTCGTTGCAGTGACAGCTGGGAAAGACGCGCAAGTCCAGACGATATCTGAGTGACTTAAAAAACAGATGGGAGCCAGTGGGAGCCTGGCACACAACGGAAAGAGTACTGACGGTGAGCAAGCTGGCGAAGCTTTCACAGTCCGACAGTCCCGATAGTGCTCTCTCCGTTGTGGCAAGCATTAGGTGATGGTCGGGTTCCCTACCCGATTGCGGGTTCGACTCCCGCCGCCCAATCAGATCGACGTGGAACCTCGATAATTGCTGTGTGTAGTTGTCTTTCGGCGGTGGCATGACTCTTCAACCATCCAACATCAGGGGGAGCGAAGATAGTGTTCTGATCATGACCACCGCCAATTTTTTCGCAGACATAGACAAGGGTTCGCTGGCCCCACCAGTACACCCAGTGCGTCACCGGTGGCCCTTTTCTATGTGTGTGAGTTTCCCCCAGTGCAGTGGGCATAACAGGAGTGATTAACGTGAAAGAACTTTGGTTTAAGAGTTTGCAGATTTACCGCATGAGCCGTGATATCAAGCTCGATGCCGAGGAAATGCAACGCCAGTTGAGCGCCTTCATTTTCTCCCCATGTGGAAGCCAGGATATGGCGAAAACAGGCTGGGTTTCTCCGATGGGTAAATTCGGTACCGAAAACCTGATCCATACCGCCGGCCATCAGCTGCTGCTATGCGCGAAACGTGAAGAGAAAATCCTTCCGGCTCCGGTCATAAAACAAGAGCTGCAGGACAAGATTGATCAGCTTCAAAACGAGCAGCATCGCAAGCTGAAGAAAACCGAAAAGGATTCACTGAAAGATGAAGTGCTGCATACCCTGATGCCGCGCGCGTTCAGCCGCATCAGCCAGACCTTTATTTGGATTGACCTCGATAACCGTCTGATCATGGTCGCCGCGGTGAGTACCAAAAAGGCTGAAGACCTGCTGGCATTGCTGCGTAAAAGTCTCGGATCACTGCCAGTTGTTCCGCTGACGATGGAAACGCCTATTGAATTGAGCCTGACCGATTGGGTGCGTACCGGCGAACCGCCAGCGGGATTTGCTTTGCAGGATGAAGCCGAGCTGAAAGCTATTCTGGAGGAAGGCGGCACTATCCGTTGTAAGAAACAGGAATTGGTCAGCGACGAGATCAGCAGCCATATCGAAAACGGCAAGCTGGTTACTCAGTTGTCGATGAATTGGCAGGAACGCGTCAGCTTCCAGATCAACGACTCTTTCACGCTGAACAAGCTGAAACCGAGCGACACACTGGCCGATCAGAATGATGATATCGACCGGGAAGATTTCGGCGCGCGCTTTGGTGCTGATTTCATTCTGGTCACCAGTGAATATTCAGCGCTGATATCGAACCTTATTTCCGCTCTGGGCGGCGAAGCCCAAAGATAATTTAAAACCATCTGATTTTAATTAATTGCCATCACTGGCAAGGGATTCGCTCACGCCGAAATCAGCAAAAGGGGGATTTCATGAAAACTGATATCGCTTTCTATCTGGTCCTCGGCGTGGTTATGGCAATCACTTATTTAGGAATGCAGCCATGAAGAAATCACGGCAATTTGGCACCCTAGATACGATGACCGGTCACTCTATTTTGCACGCAGAGCAACCGGACGGCGTGAAAGTGTACTGGGACGGAAAGCAGGTTACATGCCGCTGCCCGGCCTACGAATTCCCCCACCGGTTTAGCGGCGGAAACTGCAACGGCTATCACATGGCTAAAAACTGTTTCGACAACCGGATCAGTTGCCAGAACTGCAACTGCCTCCACGCCAACGGATGCGACGTTATTAACGAAACAGAAAGCCCTGCAGAATGCCTGTATGTGCTGGACTTCTGTGCTGACTATCAAATCAATTTAAGGCGATAGCAATGGGAAAAATAACTTTTGTTGTTGAATTCGAAGACGGAAAAGAACCGGCTTTAACCGCATCCACCTCCCTCATCGGCGGCCAGCTGGTTGCATTTGCGTGGCGTGACCTGATTAACGATGAGGCTGTATCCGTCGAAGTGAAACTGCCATCAGCAAATAACGAGGTGCTTCTATTTGACGCCAACGGCGAAGGCTGGGTGATCGGATGGCGCTCTATGTGGATGGCAATGGGTCAGAAAGAAACCGGTGAATGGGAGTGGTCATTTCAACTGGAAACTCTGAAACACGAAGACGTCCGCATCACTCACTGGGCGTCAATTCCGGATGAACCAGCGCCAGCAGGTGACCCATCATGAGTGAGAAAAAATATTGCTATCGCTATGTCGATGGCAACAACAACGATGGACTTCCGATTGTCATGCTCCGTGAGAGAGTCATTATCCGCGAGACCGCTAAAACATTTTGGCATTGCTATGATTATCCGCGCATGACAACTGAGCAAATTATAAAATTGGAATCTCGCGGAAAAAGCGGAGTAAAACGCTGCCTTAAAGGAGCTGAACGCTCAAGCTACCACTTAACCAAGGAAGAGGCTCTGCGCGCATTTGTGTACCGCAAACGCTATCAACTCGAGCGTATGGCCCTGACGATGGAAACCGCCAAAATGTGCCTGGATGGGTTGCAAGAAGGTGGTTACATCACCGAAGGGTGGCGGCCAGAAACTGTGAAGCCGCCGGTAGGTAGAGTTTATGTTGCAGCGGAAGAACTCGGGCCGGTCGCAGCGTCGTTTAGTTGGGGAGAATGGTAATGGCTGACCGTTTCTATTTGGCGTGCCTGCGTGACACGGTCGGCAGCAACATGTCTTTCCACTGCCGAAACGGGCAGGGTTATGCCTCTGATATCAACAAAGCCCACGTTTACACACTGGAAGAAGCTCAAAACAGTTGGAATCGTGGCCGTGATATCGACCTACCTATTTCAGCTGATGCAATCGACAACGCTGCTGTTTGGCATGTTGATCACCAACATATCCCGGGGGAGACCGTTATCGAAGACGGCTGCAAAGAATATGTGGCTTTCGTGAAAGGCAGATGGAATGGCAATGATCTGTATTGGCTTTCTGATCTGCTGCCGACTGATGATTTCAGCAAGGCCAGAGTTTTTGCTCACCCTGATACAACCGATAGCGACCTGGTCTGGTTGCCGTTCACTAATGCTGACGCAGTGAAGCGCAGGACGTTCAACATCAACCTGCTCGACCGCCGGACCATGATTCAAGGTGCGGGCCTGCGCCAGCCTGAATGGTTTAAACGTCAGAAGCGTCGAAAATCATCAGGTAAGACCCGCTGGAACTGCCCATACTGCGGAAAAATCAGTTGGCAGGAAAACCCTTATGACTTTGACGGATGCCGGGATTGGTCATGCGAGGGACACAGGTAGTGTCAGAGGCAACCCGTTCGCATCTCGTCAGGCGTATTTGCGTGAAACGAATGCTCAACTTGTGGTTTGTTCCAGTTGAGTTTGCGCCAGCAATGCCACCAGGGAAGAAAATGCTCTGGTGGCGAGCTGGGAAATATTACGGCCGATTTCGGATCAGCCAGTAAGCCGGTGTGCAGCCGACAATAACTAACCGTGTGGAGAATACTTATGAACACAGCTTTTTTATTAATGGCCGAGTTTGAAACAGCCACCATTAGTCTCTCAGATGTTGCAGAGCGCTATTTCGGAATGAAGCCGTCAACGGCAGAAAGCAAAGCGGCCATCGGTCAATTTCCGTTACCAACCTTCCGCGCCAGCGATAGCCAGAAGTCGCCGCGGATGATCCACATTCAGGACTTAGCGGATCATCTGGACAGGCAGAGGCAGAAGGGAAAGGAGCTTTTCGAAAGCATGCAAAGCAGAGCGTGA